ATCTTGAGTTTACCGCCGAATTAATGGTAGGTGTAGGAATGCCATACTCCAGACCAATCTCCGAACACCATAGACCCGTGTTGTTCATATGTCCGATATCAGCAATCTTGTTAAGATCGTATTCATGAAGTACATCCATAGCCGACTTTGTGAGATAGCCGTAGATGTCTGTGTTTTCAAGCCTTTTGAGAACCTGACCCATATAGTAACCATCTTGGTTACAGTAGGCATACACATCGGCGATACCTTGAAGCATACCGTATTCCACACCATTGTGTACCATCTTAGTAAAGTGTCCAACACCATAGTCCTCACCCATATATGCGTAACTCCTGGCGAAAGACTTGAAGAGATCCTCGTGTTCCTCAAACGTCTTCTGGGGTCCACCAATCATGAGTGCGGGACCTAGACGAGCACCCTCTGCACCACCGGAGAGACCAGTTCCGAGGTACCCAATACCCTTGGATTGACAGAACGCACCCCGATTCCTGGATGTTCGGTAAAACTCATTCGAACAATCCACGATAGTGTCACCCCTGGACATCACCGAGCTCAGTTTCTTCACCATAGTATCCGTCGTCTCCCCATGTGGGAGAGCTGTGATAATCGTGCGAGGCTCCTTCATATCAGAAACCATCTCTTCAACATTTTCGTAGCCCTTCACATGTTGAGACTTCTTAACGATCGCCTTTACCTTTTCGGGTGAACGATTACACACATTGAGTTCCTGAGACTTCTGGATGTTTAGGGCGAGGTTGCCACCAATAGAACCGAGACCGACGAGACCGAGAGACATTATACATGTCGTACGTTCCATCCTTTTATACTAATTTCACTCTCTTCACACCATGGATATACATCCTCACCTACAAAGTTTAAAGCATCCACACCACCTTCAATACATTCTTTACACGTCCCCACACTGTCATCAATTATACAACCAATACCTAGAGCGCGACAAACGTCAAGCTTCTTGATTTCATTCTCTGTGAAACTATTTGTGAGGATGACATCATCAAAAACACCTGGAAAGAAATGATCAATCCAAAGTTCGGTGGGTTCCCTAACAATTTCTTGACGACCCGTAACGATATACATTTTATCAAAGATCATATTTAGATTTTCCATAGCCCTCTGAGACCCCTCAATGGGCTTCAGATTGCGAAAGTCTTCCGACATGTAAAAATCGCGAAGTATTACTTGGGATTCTTCTTCTGTGCAATTAAAAACTTCTCTATAAAGGTAATTGTATTTTTTGTTTTCAGGTAACTTCACCCCCCTCCTCTTAGCCATAGGTTTCAATAAGTGTACGAGGACTTCATCTACATCTATGGCAATTTTACTGTTCATTTATTTACCTTAATATTATTCGTAATCTCTAATACACACACCGACGGGGAATCTTGGTACACCAAGGGCAGTAAGGTTTTGAAAACGCACTGTGAGCATCTTCCCCATAAACTTCTCACGATTCTTATAGTCTTCTTCTCTCTGAGCGATGGTGCCCTCGGGTCTGACCGTGAATTCACGTTCTCCTCGTGTTTTGCAGACCCATACAATGGCGTTAGCATCCCTACCATGACCCGTATTGGCACCAACAATTTCGTATTCTTCGGTCTGAAATTCCTTGTACTTGAGGAGGTAGTTGCTCCTCTTTCCAACTTCGTACGTACTATTACGATCTCTAATCATAACACCTTCGTACCCCCTTGAAGTAAAGAGGTCATGGTACGTCTTCACATCAGACTTCTTCTTTACGAGGAATGTTTCAATATTGATACAATCCATGCGTTCTTCAAAAGTTAGATTAGGTCTTTCAAGATCAAAGTAGTCAAAGATGTGAAATTCCAAATCTTTTGGATTTGTCTTGAACATACTTGTAATTTCCTCAAAGGTCTTGTCAGGTGCGTAGCATTCGCCATCCAACCATTCACCTTCTCTGAGGCCATCACAGAGATGGTCAACCCCCTTAACAGGTTTACCAGTCCTTGAGAAGCACCCATTCTTGGAGACAAGTAGACGAACTCCATCAATTTTGGGTTGAACGTAGAAGGGTGTGGAGATGTATTGTTGACGATCTTCCCACTTGTTGGCGAGCATAGGCAACACTTGGTTGCACTTAGTGTGCTCATTGTTCCACATTGTTTGGGCACGAGTGAGAGCCTTCTCGTAACCCGTCTTCACGTTGGTACGTGAGACGGTAACTTTATCACTGCCAACCATGCCACTCGTCTTCACGATGTCAGCGGTACCGTCATTGAGTTTCTCAACGTGGATATCAATGAATCTTTCACGGTCATTCTTGTCTTTGCGGATAAGGCGTTCCATTATACGTTTGAATAATTTCTCAACTTTAAATAGGATGTCTTCACTTCCAGTTGTAAATTACGGTAGAATGGAGCGACTTAGACCACCAGAACGCACAAACGTGCCTATGAATGCAAATACATTTGCAATACTTTTTTTGGTTTTATGTTTACTAGGCCTCTATCGCAGATATGTCATCATTAGTCAAGAGCGTGAGCGATCTTATACTTTAGACACTTTGATGCCGACAAATAGAGGTCTTTCTTCATCAATTTCTTAAACTTCCTATCCGGGATGTCAGTCTTTGACATGTACATCTTCTTGAGATCATTCATGAGCTTGTCACAATTCTTCATCTCATGTTTGAGATCTTTGTACTCTCCCCAAATCTCCGTGGAAATCTGGTGAATCAGAAGGTATGCATTTTGACCCATGCGACGTTCTGAACCACCTAGGAACATGAAAGTGGCCGCAGAGCAACAGGCTCCCTGGGCGATAGTGATAACCTTCACCCTAGACTTTTCTATGATATTCTTGAGAGCAAATCCCGAGTAGACATCACCACCCTCACTCATGATGTGAATACGAATCTGTGGTTCATAACCAATGAGGTCTGCCTTATGTTTGAGGAGCTGAACCTCCAGTTTCTTGAAAGCCTCTACAAACTCTAGAGTATTCTCGGGTGTAATCTCACCATAGAAATGAATCTCGTTACCGATTGTCTTTGTGCAATCGAGAGAATCATCGTCATCATCAACTTTCTCTTTGTTCATAGGCATTTTTCAATGCTTTCTTTACTCTTGTCACGTCTCTCTGTTTTAACTTACTTCCTACTGCTAAATGATTCATCACATCAAAATCTTGAGGGGTTAAACCATAATCCATCATAGGTTGTAAGTCTCCATTTTCTGCATACTTCTTTATGAGGCAAAGGTCCTCTATATGTAGATTATGTCCATGTCTCTTTTGAATCTCTTTGTACTTTTGATTTCGCATCTTGAAATTTCCGTACTTTGTCCAACAACTTCCAGGTCTAATTTCATCCCTGTCAAGTACCCGCCCTTGTTTTGACCTGGGGATCACTAAAGCATGTAGAACGAAGTATGGCATGAGATTCCAGTCACCGGTGGTATACATTTTTGTGTCGTACATGTCTGCATCGGAAAACGAAAACGCAGTGGATGTGACATCTACACCTCCAGAGTCCAAGTAATTTTCCTGAAAAATGTCCCAAACATGTCCATGTTCATGGATAGAGTCGGGAATACCTATAGGATTTGGATCACTGAGAATATCCTTGATGTAGTCCTTCGGTGTTTTGAAAACATCTTTTTCATCAAAACCCTCCATGTACGAGAAGAAGTCTCTGATGTTTCCGTTACACTTGAATGCAGCATTCTCGGCGAGAGGTGATCTATCATCTGTTAGAGTCAATAGTTTTTCAGGTTTGTGTCTAGGTATGAAAATTGTTTCAAAGTTTGGAAACATGCACATGTTCGTAGATGTAACCACGAGGGATCCACGAGTTGCACGATCACCATCAGATACCCTCTCTACTAGACTTTTATAGTCAGAATCATAGTCTTCAATATATGCATGTTTGGGTGCTGTTTTGATAAACGCGAGGAAGTGTGATTTAGACTTTAGATGATCCTTCTCTATCTCTACACTATTCCGTTCATCCAGTACAGACTTCAACACGAACGTCTTACCCACACCCGACGAACCACAGATGAATACATTCTTTCTCTGACTAATGTACTTCTTCAATAAGTCAATCTGCTTCGTGTGAAGTGTGGCAACAGGCTCTTTCTTTTTTTGTTCAACTATTTTAATGAAAGAGTCCATCGATGACCTTACTAATCAAGCCATAGATTTGGTGCTAGAAAATGACGCACTACAAGAACGTATCGTAAAACCTTTAAAAAGGAAAATTTTACCATATGCGTTGTGTGCAGCTTTAACTAATATCGCTGTCCTCATTCTTTTGGTGTACCTTGCTCAACGTCTATCTCTTCTTCAGACACCGCAGATTTAGCGTCTTCCTCTTCCTCTTCCTCTTCCTCTTCCTCTTCCTCTTCAGAATTCATCTCTTCTAAAAGTTTCGTCTTCTCGTTGTACTCACTTTTAGATTTGACCAATTCACCCCATTTACTGAATGGACCACCTCTTGTCATCTGTTCGGTCACGTTTGCAAATTTAAGTTTTGGGATGGCTCTCACATTAAGAATCTCTGGTTTCGTGAATATGTTATCCAGGGGGTATTCCTTTTCAAACTCGTTAAGGATGCTCGTGGGAATCGCTGGTGACTGTTCTATCAGACGATCATATTCAGCTTTACATGTATTCACAAAGTCCAAACCGTCAGAGCTACGTTCGCGTCTAGATAAAGCCAATGTTAGACGAATATTCCGAGACAGGAGACCGTAGGCCAGCGCCGCAGTTTTATGGTTCTCCATCAGTTCATTAATCTTTAGGAACTGCATAATCGTTGCGATAAGACCAGCTACCAAGTTAAGACCACCAATTATAGATGGAACAGAAGCCTTCATTGACTCAGGGAATTGGTCCTGGGCAAAGTTTGCGGTACCGGTGATGGTTGAGAGAACGATGACAGGCAAAGTAAAACGCATTGACAGAGACTTGTACATGAGATACGCTCTATGATTCATGTACCTGTAACACCCAGAAGCTTCACCCCATTGGCGTAGTATAGTTTCATGTTGATCATTCCAACTTTTTTCTCTGAGTTCGAGTTCTTTTTCTCTAAGAGCTGAAGTAGACATGCTACCAAAATTTTCTTCGCTCATCTTATAATAGATGAACATAATATTCTGGATTCATCTTGTTTTTCTCATCGCTATCCTCGTGATTCCATTCACGAATGATAGACGTAATTTAGAGTTTTACTCCATACTTATCCCCTTTCTGTTCTATCATTGGAGCGTGAACGATGACACATGCGCCTTAACACAGGCTGAGATGTATGTGACTGGTCAACAGAAGGAGGAGACTTTTATGCATCGTGTGGTGAGTCCAATTTACAAAATGGAAGACAATGAGGTGAATAATCTCACAAAGACTGTATTCTTCATGCTTTGGGGTCTGGTACAATTTCGCCTCGGAAGATTTGATACGTTTATTGAGGACTTTAAGGATCTGATTCGCAAATGATATAAAGATTCGCTTCTAGTAACAATTAGAAAATCATGAGCAACTCTCGTTACGAACTCGCGCAACATGAAGCCAACCTTGGTCACATTGAGGGAGAAAGGAAGTTGATGGAGAGGAACTATATGAAGTCCCTGGATCTCATCGAGAAAGAGATGAATGAAATTGATAGGCGTATCGGTGTAGCGAAGTCGTCAGTGAAGAGAGAACTACTTACAAAACAGTATTCTTACCTAGAGGATATGATTGGTAAGCTAGATGATGACTTTGGAAATAAGAAAGGGGAACTTGACGAAATCATTGAGGAGACTAAGGAGCGTATGAAGATTCTTAATGAGCAGATTAACGAGGAAAAGAATTCATTGGAATACAATATCAATCAGCTCAAGAAGTACATGAATAATCCGGGTACTTATACAATGTCTCACGTTCTAGAAAAGGTGGTGAATTCCCTGGAGATTTTGGGAGAACAGAAGAAGTCTACTTCTTCTTCGTAAGTTCATGAACGCGCTTCATGAACTCCTTATTGCGGCTCACCTTGGGATCCGCTTTGATGATGCGAAGTAAAGCAGCTGTTGGTATCTTGGGGCTATTCCCCCTTGGTTTGGGTGTGGACTTTAATTTTTTACGCGCACTCTGAATTTGTTTCACGGTTGGCATTATATTTTAGGTGAATATTTAAATCGGTCAAATAAGTGAGTAGTCACTTTGAAATTGTGATACAAAAGCATACATACAGCGTCGGCTATATCATGCTTTCTTTCATATGGAATGTCAATCTCTGTGTATTTTTCCGCGAGACTGACAGTTCTTTCCTTTCTTTCCTCATAGTTTAGATGTCTCATACCGAAATGTGTATGCATACTCACGGGTGAAACTAACACAACTTTATCTTTGAACATGTAATGTAGAAGTACCTCAATATTCGTAAAACCAACTGGTGGTTGTCTCTCTATGAGTATTGTTTCAGCCTCGTCAAATATATCCCTGTGGTCGTCCACCATAAGGGGGACGAGATCAACTATATCGTTAGAACGTAGATATTTATAGTCTTCGAGACTTACCTTCTTTATGTAAGTAATCTCAATTTGAGGACCCTTTCCACACTCGGCCACGACGAGACCCATATTGTGGTAGCCTATATCTATGGCTAGTACCTTCATATCTTTATCTGAAAGATTTTCCTTAAGTACAGTATATGAAGAACAAGACAAAGACTCAAATTTTATGGGCTGCCCTCATTGTCCTTGTCCTCGTCGTAGGATATATGTACCAAAACCCCAAAGTGGTTGAAGTTCCAGTCGGAGTACCCATGATGCCCGTACCACCCAGACCAATGGAGCGTCAAGAGAGATCTCGTAGCCCAGAGTTTAGGGAGCCTCCCATCAAACAGTACAAACCCGGTCATATGCAACAGATGGGTGTCCTCATCGGTGAAGGTGATGAGACCCTACCCCTCTACGGTAAGGAGGTCAGGGGCCGTCGTGATCGCTACCACTACTACACCACCACAGGTGGTGAGAACCTCTACCCCCTCCCAGTGAGTCACGATGGACGCGATTGCGTAGATGACATAGGGTGTCAAGAGTTATACGGAAATGAAGCAGTCTCGGTGACTGGCAAAACTGGTTCATTCAATGTAAACTTATACAGAACGGATGACTTTTTTTAAGCGCGAGTGAATCTATGAGTGGTATCCGTGCCAACCATTATAGTTGATAAAAGACTGGATATGCAACACGCGAGCATAGCTACCATGATGTGTGGCCCTTTTACAGGCATTTTTGTAGCAACCCGTAACATCATCATAGAGCACATACACGAAGATATCAGAGATGCTAATGTGATTGGGTCAAGATCTTTATCTTTATCGAAAGCGGTGGCTGGCGAAGTTAAAATGTCTAAACCTGCACCCATGTTTTATTATACGTCAACAAAAATTATTTCGTAGGTTCATGACGATATCAATCTCCCTTCCCTGCAGCCCGGGATTTCTTGAGAATTTCCTCTTCATTCTCAAGAGTTTCATAATAGTTTCGTCGTCCAAGTCTTCAAAAAAATCCATGAGTTCCCTCATGTCACGTAGACCCATATCCTCTTTCTGTGCCTGAACGTAAGGCCATGTCTGTTTTCTTAATTCGGCAACCTCATGTTCAAGTTGTCTAATACGAGGGAGTAACACTTTCGTAATTACAGCGTTAGTTTCCATACGTTAACATTGATTTATAACTTTAAGATATGAAACGTTAGAATAGTAATGTTAAGGTCTCTCATTGTCAGACCTACTGTGAAATGCAAAGCTCAACATAGTGATGCATTTCATAACAAACTGAAAATGAATGAAATTAGACGTGTAGCTCTTCAACAGATGTATGAAGCTCCCTCACTCCATGAACCAGAAAAACTCACAGCGAGACAAGTGCGTTTAAAATTGATTCTTCATGAGGCTCTTGACATCGCCCACACTATTTGTGAACACCACGATGCAAATACAGAAGAATGTATGTGGGCGTGGGAAGTAGTTGATGAGATTGATGATGCAGCTACAAGGGCTGGTGTAAAGTATGAATAATTTCCTTGGTGTATAGTAAATGGATCTCAAAGAGAAAGTCAAGAAGATGGGTTTCCGGGTGACCAAAGATGTCAAAGGCAAACGTGTCAAACTTTCAAAGAAGGAGCTCCAAGCTAAACTCGATAAGAAAAAGAAAAGTGGTTCCGGGCCAACCCTCGAAAATCAGGCTAGAGACGCGAAAAAGTTTATTAGAGTTTGTAAAATGGTTCTCAGAGAAGCAGAGTCTAACGCTCCACGAGTTGTCCGTCAGAGGCGCTCCG